GCAACTGCGACTGTTTCTCAGTCGTCAGGTCTTACCCTTAACGCAGGCGTACTCGGTGTACTGAGCGGCTCGATTGCGTTTGCTCGCCCTGATGGCGACAATACGCATGGCGGTCCTACCGATGCGGGCGCTGCCCCTGGTCAGATTACGACCCAGCGCGTTCTAGGCGTGTTTATCAACAACGCTGTTGGTACACCCTTCACGAACCAGCCTGGGATTGCCTCAAACCGTGGTCCTTATGTGTCGGCTCAGGGCTCTTATGGCAACAAGCTGTACGAGACTCAGAACCTTGATACTGAGGCTGACCTCACCTACACCGTGGGTGACCGTCTTGTGGCTTCTCTGAATGGCTATCTGACCAATGTTGTGGACGCGGATAACGCCCACGACATTGCTCACAATATTGATGGTGCTGCCGAGGTTACTACCATCGCTATTCTTACCATTGTTCCTGACTCAAGCTCTGACGAGCTTGTGTATGACCAGCGCATCTAAGCGGTAGGAGAATAAGAACATGGCTACTAACGCTACCGTTGATAATGCAGTTAAGCAGAAGATTATTTCTGACTACATCAAGACTCCTCAGGGTCGTAGCAAGCTAGCGGCTTCGATGACGCAGCCTCTGCGCCTCCGTAGAGACTACACCTCGGTGGGTCGTAAGACTTTCCTTGTTGAGCAGTTGCCTGATGGCGCTCTGCCCATTTATGACAAGGACCCCGATGTGACCGCTTTCGTGGTGGGTGAGGAGGGCGAGAACATTCTCGCCATCACCAAGCCTCGTCGCGTGATTTTCCCTCTGTTCGAGATTGCCTCGAACCCTGAGATTCCCTTAACTCAGATTAAGGAGCGTCGCTTCGACCTCATCGAGCGCGCACAGGACTTGGCTCGCGCTCAGATTCAGGCGGCGGAGGACGAGCGCGTCTTCGCTATCCTTGACGCTGTGGCGAACCTCGGCTTTGACTCTGTTGCAGGACAGACCAACGCTGATATTCCTGTCATCGCTCCTCTTAACGGCGCTGTGCTTGCTGACGCTTTCTCTCTGATTGAGCGTCACGACCTCCGCGTTGCTCGCGTGTTTATGAACGCTCGCGACTATGCCGACATCAGAAAGTTCGGTCGCGATATTCTTGACATCGAGAGCCAGGCAGCCCTTCTAAAGACGGGTCTACAGGCTACGCTGTGGGGTTCTCAGATTATCACCAGCCGTCTTGTGCCTGTCGGCACGGTGTATGTCTGTTGCGAGCCTGAGATGTTCGGTCGTATCCCCGTTCGTACTGAGCTTACCGTTCTCTCCGCTGATGACCCGAAGGCTCGTACCATCGGTTTCTCGGTGTTCGAGAACCTCGGCATCGGTGCGTTCAACCCCCGTGGTCTTGCTCGTCTGAGCGTGACTCGCTAAGGGTAGCTGATTATATCACCACCCCTCTCGGTGCGTAGAGGGGGGTGGTAATAGAGGCTAAAAGAGAGAGCCTCTCCTTGTCCTAAAGGCAGGGAGAGGCTCTCTCTTTTAGCTGATAGTTTTCTTATCTGAATGGGGCTTGGGTTAAATCCTTTAACTCCCCTCATGTCTGGAGAAATGATATGTTTAGAACCGCAGGTGAAGTGTTAAGAAGTTTAGAGATGAGAGTTGCTCGCCTTGAGATGGAAGCCTCTACTATTAAAGAGGGTGCCAAGAACGCAAATGAGTTGCAGGCTCTAGTTACCGCGTATGTGGAGCTTGGGGGCAAGAACACAAATGTGAACAGACTTAAGAACGAGAAGGCGAGTCGCGAGTACCTCGAAAAGGTCAAGGGTATGAGGGACCAAGGCATTTGGTTCACCCCCGAACCTGGGGACTCCGTGTGGGATATTTGGTCTAACTATATGCCTGGTGCATATAGCCGTGTTGAAGATAAGTATGGTCTGTTTAGCGACGAAATGGCTCAGTTCCTACAGGGGTTCGAGCATAATCTTATTAAGATGTTCCAGAAGGCTCAGAAGTCCTTGTCCGGCGGTGGTACTCAGCGTAGGACAGGGCTCCTCCCTATCCTTATTGAGCCTGTGAGGGGCTATAAGGGTGTTTCTAAGAAATTCGCTCCTAAGGATGTGGTATTTCGGTTAGAGGACGGTAGAATACTAGAGGTGTCGGCAAAAGAAGCCTACGAGGTTCAGCAAAATGAGCTTTTGGCTCGTGGGGCAGTCAAGACCCTATACTTAGACTCTAAGGCTCACCCTAGTGCGATTAGGTATATAAACTACTACGATAGTAAGACGGTACTGGATAACTAAGAGTACGCCTAAACGGGGGGCTTTATATTCCTTAATACTAGGGCGCGCTTCTTCGGTCGAAGTCAGGTCTTAATATGATATATCTACTTATCAAAACCTAGTTTGATAAGGACAGATAAGATGAGATTAGACTTCATGCCCTTCTCTGTGGGTACATTTCTGTTAGACACTTGTACCCTGACAGAAATTAAGCATACCTTAAATGTAAGGGTGTCGGTGTTAAGCGGTGGAGCGCGCTTCACTAGCTACTTCGAGTCAGAAATGATTGGGGGAGCCACTATCGCACTTGCCGACCTTGGTGAGGCAGAGGTTCAAGATATTCTAAGCGCGGTAGAGGCTTCGTATGCCGTACCCTCTGGTGTTGGGGCGAGCGAGGTTGTAGCCCTAGCTGTGGGGCTTGTAGGTAAAGAGGGTATGACCCTCAAAGAGTGCCTTGATTCGTGCCGTCTAGTTCGTAAGAAATAGGTTGCTCTACTAGATATTTTATCTCTTTCTTAGCTATAGCCTAAAGCTAGAAAGAGATAAAATATGCGTAAAGTAGCAACTGCACAATCCCACGCTAAAGACGCTTTGAGTGAGGCGACGCGCCTTATTGTAGAGTTAGCGCCTAAGGCTAACTTAATCTTAGAGCGTTCTGAGGGGGACGAGCGTGAGATAAAGACACAGCTAGACGCGCTACTAAAGGGTTCTAGGCGTGTGGGGTCTTTCTTAGAGACTTATTTCTCATCGTTTGATGATGTGGATACCGCGACAACCCTGAAGCGTAAAAGCTCGGCGTTAGCTTTGTTAAGGGAGAGCCTCTTAAAGGGGGGGCTGGACACGACCGCAGAGAAGATTTCTGCGCTCGCGGGGGAGGCGTTCCAAGAGGCAGCTATTTCCGAGTCTCAGAGTCATGTGTTTAACGAGGAGAGGTTGCCTGAAATGATTAGGCAGTATTTACCCTCTAATATCGTTATAGACCTTGACCCTTATGGGCAGGTAGAGGAGGTGTCTGACCTGTATGGGAACGAGAATAAGGACTTAAGTTATAAGATACAGCGTATGAAATTCATTGTGGAGAACTACAATGAGTTTGTGAGTAATGTTCGAGCGGATATTCGCTCAACGGACGCTAAGATGTCAATGTTGGGGACAATCACCGCGCTTATCATGGAGACAGGGATACGCCCTAGCGCAGGGGGGTCGAGTGCGGTTAAGTCTGATGGCAAGATACTAGTAGATGATGCGGGCGAGAAAGTGTACATGGAGACTTTCGGTGCGCTCAGTTTGAGGTTTGACCATGTGCCTGCGGTAGGGATTTTAGAGTTTCCTGGCAAGGCAGGCACTATGAACACAGCGGTCTTTGATGATGAGCTTTTATCAGAGGCGTTAGAGGCACTTGTGATGAAGGCGCAGATGAAGTCGAGTGGGCTTGATGTGCCTGGGTTCCTTTTCACTCTTAAGGATGGGACTCGTGTTTCTGACAAGATGCTAAAGACCTACTTCGCAAAGAGGCTCAAAGGGGTGGACCCAACGGATTTCCGTAAGCTAAGGGCAACGCGCGCGGTCTTTGAGTCCTTAAGGAGGCAGCAAGAAGACCTTCTTAAGAGAATCAAGTTATTCGTTCTTTCTGCGACAGATGACCTAAAAGAGCGCGCGTCTAAAGAAATAGCGAAGGTCATCAACAATGCTTATTTAGAGGCGCAGAAGGCGTTGAGCCATGAGGATGTATCTACTACGGTAGGGGCGTATATTAACCCTACGGTCGTGTTGTCTTATATTACACGCGGTGGTCTTGCAGATACCTTTGAGGAGGCAATCTTAACTCAGCCAGCTCGTTTAACTTTTGACCCTGAGTTGTTTATTTCTCAAGCTAAGGAAATCTCTTACGACCCAGAGGCATTTCGTCATCTCCGTACTGCGCGCTTGTTGAGAGCCTCGGTAGGTCTTGTGGGTCGGCGTAATGCTTCTCTATTAGAGGTTATTGAGAACTTAGAGTCGGACTTAGGGGAGCGTACTTCCTCGTTGCTAGACACGATTACTAGCCTAGAGACTGCCCTCGATAAGAAGGCTTCCTCTAAGCGTTCTTATCGCTAATATAAGAAACGAGTAGGTGTAGAAATGGATTTACTAAGTGCTTGTATCAGGCTGTGTTATGAGCGACCCGAATATCGCGCTACCCTACTCCCACTTATCGCTAAGTACTCTAAGACCTCTCCATTTCTAAAAGAGGGTAGGGACAAGGAGAAAAGAGAGCTAGAGAAGCAACGGAGGAAAGAGGAGAAGAAAGAGAAGGGCAAGACTCCTTCTTATCTCTTAGACCCGGATTTCTTGGGCTATCTGGAAGAGAACTACTCTACGGAGTCCTGGGAGAACCCTGTGACAGGGCAAATGAACTCCCTTACGACTCTCATAGGGAAGGCTAAGGATGAAGGGGTTCCTCAGAAAGAGAGGGAGTGGGCAATCAAGGAACTTTCTGCGGAGTATAAAGCCTACTCCGCCGACATGGATTTAGAGGAGGCGGAGGCGGAGGCACAAGAGCGCGAGGGGCAAGGTGCGCGCACCCAAGCGGGGCAAAAGACTATCGCGGAGAGAAAGGCTAGAAATAAAGAGGTAGTGAAGCAACTACGAGGGTTATTGAAGTCCACTAATCTTAAAGAGGACGAGGAGAAGGCGGAGGAGTTTATGGACACCGTAAGAGACTCTTTTCATTATGGGTCTTTTACGGATAGGTCAACGAGATGGAAGCGACTAGCCGATAACACCCTTTGGGTTGCGGACGAGAAAATCGCAGACCTACGCAAAGCGGCGGCTAAGATTAGCGGTGCTACCGCCTCTATGGCGAAGCTCGCAAGGGGGCTTCAAGAATTTGAACTTAAGAAAAAAGAACTTATAGACAGGGGTTGGGGGCCTGAGTCTCGTGAGTACCAAGACAATCAGCAAGAAATAGACAAGCGCCTAAAAGAGCTAGATGCGCTTACCGGTACTTATAAGACTGATATGATGGCTCTTGTTGAAGGGATTGCCGTCGGGGAAATGGCTCAAGCTGCCGAGGGTATTACTCAGATATTCGCAGAGCAAGCCGCTAATAGTCTTGCCGTTACCGCCTTAGGGAAGGGCGCTCTTGCAGCAGGAGGGGCAAAAGCAGCAGTGGCGGTTTTGATGGCTCGCGTTGTAGCTGAGTCTTTGTACATGACTGTAAGACAAGAGCTAAACTTAGGAGACTGGGCGCAAGATAGCATAGGAAAAGCCCTTTTATTGCCCTTCCAAGCAGGTTCCGAATATCTTACGGGGGTATTAAGAGGGATAAGCAAAGAAGAGTACGCAAAGCTCTCCCCTCAAGAACAGAAGGACTACGATAAGACTAGAGGTAAAGTAGTCGGTGTCTCGACTGCTATCCTTGGGGGTGTAAGTCGCGTTGCTGAAGCGGTTTTGTTGTCTGGTATAACCCCTGCGGAAGTCAATCAGAGGTACCGCGACGAGGTTGAGGATTTGAGCGGAAGGTTGTCCAAACAATACGAGCTTTGGGGGGTGGATGAGGTAGTTAAAACCACGAAGCGTGGGCCTGTGGTTGTTGAGTCTAAAGTCAAAGTAGACCATAGCCAAAGAGCCGAGATAATCGGTGGGCTACTACAGGAGGCACAAGGTGTCTATGTGAAATATAGGCGCGAGGGGCACCAGCAGATACTAAACTCCCTTAATGGCTACTCTGAAGCGGCACTAATGGCTCAAGGGGGTGATACCTCCCCTTTAAGAGCTATTATTGATAACCTCAAAGAGACCTACAAGCGAGAGGGGAGCGATGACCCAGGTGAAGTCTCGCAGGGGGATACCTTCATTCAATCCTTAGAGTCTATTTCCCTACTGATTGCTCAGGGGCAAAAACAGACCTCGTTGTTCCACCACTTGATGGAAGCAGACGCAGGGACGGTTAAAACTTTCGCAAAGAAATTGTTCGGTCTTAAACTAGGGTCGGAGAATAGGGTTTTCTATGACCTCATACGCTATTCTATCTATAAGCAAGCGAGTGGCGACCTCGACGAGCAAGAGGATAACCCCCTTACAGGACACGCCCTTCTTAACTTGAGGCGAGAGTTAGCGGAAAGATATGTCACCCTTAAAGCTCAAGAGGGCTTAATCAAGAAGTCTCCTGAGATGGTCTCTAAAGCGATTGAGTACTTCAAGTCTAAGCCCGATAGCGACATTGAGGAAATGGCGGATAAGCTACAAGTCCAAGACGAGTCTGAGTTAGAGGAAATCCCAACGGAAGAGATAGACAAAGCTCCCGCTAAAGAAGCCCCCAATGAACCCCTAGAGAGTGAGGAACTTGATGAGGGTAGTGAGCTAGAGGACGCTGATGAGCTAGGGGACTCCGAGGAAGAAGAAGACTCAAAAGAAAAAGACATGAGTACGGGGTCTATCTCTGAAAAAGACCTACTTCTTTTCTTGAAGACAGGTGGCGGGTTTTCAGATTTCTTGTCTGACCTTTGATTTCTATGGTAAAACACAACAATCTTGACTAAGGAGCGACAATGACCGCTGAGAATAATTTCGTTAGAGGAAAGTACCAGACTCTCGTAGCCACTACTAGCATTCATCTTGGTAGGCTTGAGCGTAATCTGAGTAAGGGCGACATTGTGGAGTTTGATGGCACCAACATCAAGGTTGGCGGTCAGGAAATTTCTATGCCCGAACTCAAGGCAGGCGTGAAGCGTGGCTGGCTGAGTTTTGTGGAGCCTGCCTCGGCTTTGCCCGCAGAGCCTGTCGCGGAGGCACCTGCGCGCGCGCCTGCGAAGAAGGATATGGCGGTGGATAAGATTTATGACGAGGAGCGGAGTGTCGCCTCTATCAAGGAGGCGGTCGAGGAAGCCCCTCGTAAGAAGTTCGCGGTGGTCGTTGAGTCACAA